CAAAGAAACCGGAAGGGGGTGACCGGGATGGCATGGGAGTATGAAGGATTGTTTGACGCGATCCCGGAAACCGGACGGGAGGACCTGCTGGCAGACTACTGGCGGACGGAAGCGACGGCAACGAGAATCGGGTCCATGGGATACCGGACGCGGACCATCAAAGCAGGGGAACGACTGGAAGCGGAGGTATACCCGATTTTCGGTCGGAGCCAGGAGAAGACCGCGAAGAGGGCAAAAGAGAATCTGACCAGGGAACGGCAGAGCCAGCTGAACAGCAGGCGGGCGAAACGACGCCTTGTTCTCCTGATGGAAGCCAACTTCAAAACCGACGAGGATATTCACGTCACGCTGACCTATGCCGGAGAGGAACCGACGGTGAAGCGCTGCAGGAAGGACGTGCGGAATTTCCTGAACAGGGTGAAGCGGCTGCGGGAAAAGAGAAGACTGCCGGAGCTGAAATACATTTATGCCATTGGACACGACAAGGACCAGCGGATCCATGTTCATTGCGTGATGAACGGCGGAATTGAACGGGACGAGCTGGAGCGGATATGGAAGAAGGGATATGCGAATACCATCCGCCTGCAGAAATACGGGAAGGGCCTGCAGGGTATGGCCAGCTATTTATACCGGCAGAATGAAAAGGCGAAGGACAACGGGGAACGGCAGGGGTTCCATATGTGGAGCGGCAGCCGGAACCTGAAGAAACCAAGGGAACACGTAAGCGATACAAAGATCAGCAACCGAAAAGTGAAAATGATCGCGCAGAATTTCCGGACAATGGCGTGGGAGATTCTGGAGAAGGTATACCCGGGATATGCGCTGGAGGATTGCCAGGTCTATTACAGTGACATGGTGGACGGGGTGTATATTCGCTGCGTGATGAGGAAGACGCAATGAGTGAGAGGAACCGGATCAGCACGACCGCAGATACGGGGAACATATGCTGCCCGTTTTTCGTGGCCCACGGAAAGAAGGAAATCGTGTGCGAGGGGATGATTGACGGATGCAGGATGTGTACGTCGTTTGATGATCCGGAGCGGAAGAGCTTCCACCAGCACAACTATTGCGAGAACCAGTACAAGCGCTGTGAGATGTATTGCAGCATACAGCACTGGAAATGGACAGACGAATAAACCGCCTACGGGCGGAGGAGATTCCTCGACTTCGCTCGGAATGACACGGGGAAAACACGCGAAGCGTGTGCGACTAACAAAACAGCCTCTGATCGGTACGATTAAAGAAAGATCGACCGAAAGGAGGCTTTTTCATATGGTCCGGAAGCCGGAACAACCGAAAAAACCGGCGAAGGCAGCAGGCAAACAGGAAAACAAGAAAACGGACAAGGGGAGATCTCTCCATGCGGCCGCAGGCGGCCTTAGTCGAGATGACAAAAAGAAGCAGCGGACGAAGACAAAGAGCGTGGAGCCTGAGAAGCGGAGGAAGCGGGCGGAGCCGCTGACAACGGCGGAGTGGCGGAAAATCAGGATAGAATACGTGAAAGGCAAGACGACCTACGCAAAGCTGGCGGAGAAATACAACATTTCCGCGAGCAATATCCGGAAGCGCGCAGCTAATGAAGGCTGGCGAAAAAAGAAGAACAAACTTGACGCAAAGGTTGAACAAAAAGTGCTTGAGCGCGCATGCGACGCGCGCGCGGAGGAGTTTGCGCTGATCGCCCAGGTGAACGACCGGATGAGCGACGTGCTGAGCAATCTGGTGAACTTTGTGGCCAGCCAGCCGCCGAACCGGTACGACGACCTGCGGGGCGTGGAGAGCCTGACGAAAGCAATAGCCCAGGTGGTGCAGACGAAGCGCGACCTGTATAACGTACCGACGGAGATTGACCGGGCGAAGATTGAAGCGCTGCGGGACAAGCAGAAGCTGGAGCGGGAGAAGTTCGCGGAGGAACAGGCGGAGAAAGCTGCGGCGAAGACAGCGGCTGAGAACACCATGATCCGGATTGTGATTGAAGGCGCGGAAGAGGAAGTGGCGCTGGATGAATAACGCGGTAAAGGAGATTTCTCCACGCGGGCCTGCGGCCCTTGGTCGAAATGACACACAGAAGAGAGTGCTGGAGTTTAAACCGAACCCGAAGCAGCTGCGGTTCCTGAAGGCAAAGGAAAAATATGTGGCATTCGGCGGAGCGCGGGGCGGAGGAAAGAGCTGGGGGATACGGACCAAGGCGTTCCTGCTGTGCAACCGCTGGCCGGGAATCAAGATCCTGATCGTGCGCCGGACGCTGGTGGAGCTGCGGAACAACCATATTGAGCCGCTGAAAGCGCTGCTGAAGGGGCTGGCCAAGTACAACCAGCAGGAACGGAAATTCATGTTCGGGAACGGCAGCACCATCACGTTTGAGTTTTACGACAGCGACAAGGACGAGATGAAGTATCAGGGCGTGGAATACGACGTGATCTTCATTGACGAGGCCACGCAGTTCCAGGAGAACTGGCTGAAGATCATAGCCAGCTGCTGCCGTGGTGTGAACGACTTCCCGAAGCGGATTTACTACACCTGCAACCCGGGCGGACCGGCGCACAGCTATGTGAAACGCCTGTTTGTGGACAGGGACTTTCGGGGAGAAGAGCAGGCGGAGGACTATGTTTTCATTCAGTCACTGGTGATGGACAACAAGGCGCTGATGGAAGCGAACCCAAACTATATCAGCTACCTGAAAAACCTGCCGCCGAAGCTGAGGCAGATGTGGCTTTACGGGGACTGGAACGCGGCAACGGGCATGTACTTTGAAGAGTTTCGGAATGATCCGGACCATTATGCGGACCGGAAATGGACGCACGTCATAGATCCGTTTACGCCGCGTCCGCACTGGCGGATATACCGGAGTTTTGACTGGGGCTATGCGAAACCGTTTTCCTGCGGCTGGTGGACAGAGGACGACGACGGGACGGTGTACCGGATTGACGAATTGTACGGTGTGCAATACAGCGGTGGGGACCCGATCCCGGACGTGGGCGTGAAATGGGACCCGGACAGGGTATTTTCCGAAATCAAACGGCATGAGGAAGAACACCCATACCTGAAGGGAAAGCATATCATCGGCGTGGCGGACCCGGCAATATGGGACGCGGAAAGCGGAATCAGCTTTGCGGAAACGGCGGGAAAGCACGGAATCTTTTTCCAGCCAGCGGATAACGCGCGAATCCCGGGATGGATGCAGATGCATTACCGGTTGACCTTTGACGAGGCGGGATATGCGCGGATGTACATTTTCAAGACATGCAGGAACTTCATCCGGACGCTGCCGACGCTGGAATTTGACCCGCACAAGGCCGAGGACCTGCTGACAACGGGCGAAGACCATGCCGCTGACGAGGCCAGGTATTTTTGCCAGCTGCGGAAGGTTCCGCCGGTTGTGCCGGAAGTGAAGAACGAACCGAAATACGGGAGTGACCCGCTGGACCAATTTGTGAGGAGGATGGACAAACGATGATTGAAATTAACCTGAACACAGCAAGATTCAAACTGACGGTCAAGGGACACGCGGAGCCGGACGAAAGCGACAGCTATCAGCAGATCTGTGCGGCGACCAGCGCGATTGTGCAGGCGCTGGCGTACAGTATCACCAAGTTTAACCATGAAGGGGACGCGCTGAAGGAATTTAAATTCAGGGACGATCCCGGGAACGCGGAACTGCGGGTATGGCCGGAGGAATGGGCGGAGAACAGTATCAAGCGGAGGTTCAACGAATACGGGGACGGGCTGGAGCTGCTGGCGCTGAGCCACAACTGCAGCGTGAGCATGATATGGGACGGAGAAAAGATTATACAGAACGGGGAGGATGAAAAAGAATGAGCGAGAGAGGAAGACGGAGGATCCCGGCGGGCGTGCCGCAGCTGCAGGTTCCGCAGCGGATACCGGCGGAGGATATGGAGCTGAACCGGCTGGCCGCGCAAAGTGACGCAATGGCGAACATACCCAATGGGCGGGCCGTGCGGACCGGAGAAGAGGAAACGGCATATAACCTGGGCGCAAAGATGGGCGCGCAGGGAATCATGAAGCTGGCAGGAATCGGGACGGACAAGGCAGAGCAGACAGCGCAGCAGATGAGCGAAGAGCGCCTGATTGAAGCGGAGCGCCTGCTGATGGAATACAAGAAGGGCAAGGCCAGCGTGGACCGGCGGATCATCAATGCGCAGGACTGGTGGAAAATGCGGAACTGGGCCATGATACAGGCGCAGCGCGGGACCCGGGGCGCGACGCACATCAAGAGCGCAACGGCATGGCTGTGGTCGTGCATTGTGGGGAAGCACGCGGAAGCGATGGAAGCATTTCCGGAGCCGGTTGTGCTGCCGCGAATGATGGAAGACAAGGCGGAGGCGCAGATCCTGAGCGACGTACTGCCGGTTGTGCTGGCCATGAACGGATTTGAGGATGAATACAGCAAGGCGCAGTGGCAGAAGTTTCAGGAAGGGACCGGCGGCTACCATATCGGCTGGGACAAGACGAAGCTGGGCGGCATCGGTGATATCAGCATCCGGAACATCAGCCTTTTGAACCTGTTCTGGGAGCCGGGAGTGGAGGATATCCAGGAGAGCCAGAACGTGTTCTATGTTCAGATTGTGGACTCTAAGCAACTGGAGCAGCAGTATCCGCAGCTGAAAGGAAAACTGAAGAACGCGTACCTGAAACCGGCGGAATACCGGAAGGACGATTCTGTGTCCGTGGACGGGAAAAGCGTGCTGGTGGACTGGTACTATCACACATGGTACGGACCGAGGAAAGTGCTGCACTATTGCCAGTTTGTAAACCATGAAATCCTGTACAGCACCGAGATGAACGGCGAAGAGAACGGGCTGTATGAGGACGGGGACTATCCCTTTGTGCTGGACCCGCTTTATCCGGTGCATGGAAGCCCGGCAGGTTACGGACTGATTGACATTGCAAGGGACGCGCAGACGGACATTGATACGCTGAATCAGGCCATGGTGCAGAACGCGGTGGTGACGGCCACGCCAAGGTTCTTTATCCAGAGCGACGGACAGATCAACGAAGACGAATTTGCGGACTGGTCAAAGCCTTTTGTACATACCGGCGGAGGGCTGGGGGAAACCAGCCTGCGGCAGATTATCACCAACGGCATACAGGGAAACGCCATCAACATGCTGGACCGGAAGGTGGAAGAACTGAAGTTCGTGACCGGAAACACAGACGTGAACAACGGCGGAACACCGGCGGGCGTGACGGCGGCCAGCGCAATTGCGGCCCTGCAGGAGCAGAGCGGACGGGCCAGCAAGGACAGCAGCCGGAGCAGCTACCGGGCGGCCAACAAGATATTCAGCATGTGCATTGAGCGGATCCGGCAGTTCTATGAGATCCCGCGCTGGTTCAGGATTCTGGGGCAGAACGGGCAGGAAAAGTTTGAACTGTACAGCAATGAAAAGCTGAAGGACCAGCAGATTGCAGGCGGCATGGGCATGGCGGACGGGCTGCGGAAGCCGGTATTTGACATTGACGTGCGGAGTGAGCGGGAAACCGCATACACGAAGCTGAGCCAGAATGAACTGATGCTGCAGCTGTATAACATTGGCGCGTTCAATCCGCAGATGACTGACCAGGTGCTGATGATGATGGACGGCATGGACTTCAGGGGCAAGGACGAGCTGATGAACAAGATCAGCAACCAGGGGACCCTGATGGACAGCCTGATGCAGGTAGGGCAGATTGCCATGGCGCTGGCGGCCAAATATGATCCGGCAGTGGCGCAGCAGCTGGCTCCGGTGCTGCAGAGCATTGGTATGGACGCAGGGCAGAACGCAGGCGCGGCAGGAGGAGAACTGGAGATGCAGCAGGCAGACGCCATTGCGGGAAAACCCAGCGAGGAAGCGGCGAATGTGCGGAAAGCGCGGCAGCAGGCGAACGAGAGCAGTCAACCGGGTTAATTCAGAATTCTGCGATCGCCGTTACCAGCGCTAAAGCGCTGACGGCTGTAGCATGGGAAGCATGAGCCGCGCTAAAGCGCGGATGCTTCCGCAACAGTTACCGGAAGAAATGCGACTAACAAAAGCATGTTGCGTATGTTATGAATAACTTAACGGATCGCCCACGTTTGCGATCGCCGCAAGCCAAATCAAAGATTTGGGCGGCTGTAGCATGGGAAGCATGAGCCGCGCTGAAGCGCGGATGCTTCCTCAACGGGCAGAAAGGGAGGCCGAAATGGCATATTTCAAAATGAATCTCCGGATGTTTGAAGGCGGAGCGGCAGGCGCAGGCGCAGCGCCAGCGGCAGGGTCCGGCGAAGGAAACGACGGAGGGGAAGCGGCAGTAGTCCCGGGCGTGCTGGAGGACGGCACGCAGGTGGACAACCGTCTCGCCGCGCGGATGGAGGAGCAGGCAAGGAAACGCCAGCGGAGGGGAGAGGAACCTGTGAAGCGGGCGGCGCAGACAGCCGCAGTAAAGACGCAGGAAACAGCCCCGGAGGCGGCGGAGGAACCTGACCTTGACAGCGAATGGCAGGAAGCGAAGAAGGGAAAATACCGGGAACAGTACAACCGCGATGTACAGGCGGCAGTGAAGGACCGGTTCAAGAACCAGGCAGACGCGAATGCCCAGCTGGAAAAGGTGATGCCAGCCCTCAAAGCAATAGCCAAGAAACTGGACATGGATGAGGACGACATTGACGGCGTGGTGAATACCATCCTGGACGATGACAGCCTTTACGAAGAAGACGCGGAGGCTGCCGGGATGACGGTGGAGGGGTATAAGAACTTCATCCACATGCAGCAGGAAAACGAGGCCATGAGGCAGCGGGAGCAGCAGGAGCAGCAGGACATGTTCATGCGGCAGCACTTCCAGAATCTGGCCATGCAGGGCGAGGAAATGAAGAAAACATTTCCGGACTTTGACCTGAGGCGTGAGATGGAGAACGAAACCTTCCGGAGGCTGGTAGCGCCGAACAGCGGACTGGACGTGAGGGCCGCGTATTACGCGGTGCATCATGCGGAGCTGGAACCCCAGGCAATGGCATATGGGATCCAGCGCGCAACGCAGCAGATGAGCCAGACGCTGCAGGCGAACAGGGCGCGGCCCGTGGAGGGTGCGCTGAAGAACGGCAGGCCCGCCGACGTCGCAATCAATCCGAAGACCATGGGCCGTGAAGAGCGGCAGAAACTGATTGAACGGGCGCGACGCGGGGAAAAGATCGTATTTTGATTGGAACCATTCGTCGCGCGGAGAAATAAGAAAAGGAGCGAAACGCGATGAATAAACTGTTTATGAATCTTTCCATGTTCGCTGATGCCGGTACGCTGGTAAACGCGACCGGACAGTATGTGAACGCTTATACGGGATCCGGCACATCCTTCTCCGGAACGGATGACCTGACCCCGACCATGAAAACCTTTTATGACACTGAGCTGCTGGAAAACCACAGGGATCAGCTGATCTTTGCACAGCTGGGACGGAAGCAGGGACTGCCCGCCCGTCGTGGCCGGACCATTGAATGGCGTAAATGGAACACCCTGCCCCTGTGCGCGGCCCTGACAGAAGGAGTCATTCCGACCGGCGAAAAGCTGGGCATGACCAGCATCAACGTGGCCCTGGCGCAGTACGGTGAATATGTGGCCGTGACTGACCTGCTGGAGCTGCATGCGCTGGACGACGTGATTGCGGGCGCGGTGGAAGAGCTTGGCGCTGCGGGAGGCAAGACCCATGACCTGCTGGTCCGTAACGTGCTGAAGAGCGCGACCAATATCCTGTTTGCCGATGTTTACAACGGCACAACCTATTCCAGCACCCCGACCACAAAGGCCGAACTGATCACCGGTATCACCAGCTACACTGCGAACCTGACGCCGGACATGATTAACAAGGCCGTGACCAACCTGAAAGTTGGCGGAGCGCCGACATTCAGCGGTAACAAGTATGTGGCCGTGGTCCATCCGCATATTGCGTATGACCTGCGGAAGAATCCGGACTGGCTGGAAGCCCACAAGTATGCTGCGCCTGACGCCATCTTCAATGGCGAAATCGGTGAGCTGCACGGTGTCCGCTTTATTGAAAGCAACCTGGCCCCGATCATCAAGGACGACGGCGACAGCAAGGCGACCTACAAGACCATGTTCTTTGGCAAGGATGCGTTCGGCGTCGTGGATCCGGAAGGTTCCGGCATGGAAACCATCGTGAAGACCAAGGAGCAGGTAGGCGGCCCGCTGAACCAGTTCAGCACCATCGGCACGAAGTTCGAGATTGCTGCCAAGATCCTGTATCCGGAGCGCATGTGTACTGTATGGAGCGGCAGCAGCTATTCCGGCACTGACAGCGCCAACTGATAAGGAGGGATCAGCATGAAAATGATCCTTGACCTGTTTGCAGGCGGCCACAGCGTAACGGTTTATGCGGACGCAGGCTTTACCAGCGCGACCGCTGACGAAACCAGCGACGTGGCGAAGGACACGAAGGTGACCATCACCCCTGTGCTGAAGACCGGCAAAGAGCTGGACGTTTATGAAGTTGTGACCGGCGGCGTGACCGTGACGGTGAAGAGCGACAGCAAAGGCGAGTTCAGCATGGGCGAAGCGGACGTGGTGATTTATGCCAAGTCCAAGGCCGACAACCTGTATCTGGTGACCGAGGAATGCATGTGCAACATGAACAGCACGAAAGTTGTGCTGCACAAGAACGCGAAAGTTGTGCTGACCCCCAACGGTGTACCGCAAGCGGTTGTGGCGGACGGCGGCGGAGCCAGCGTAACGGTGACGCCTGCCATCCAGAACCTGATTGACCAGGGTATTCTGGTCAAAATCTGAGATTAAACCTGTGCGGGTTTAGTCATAGTATTGTTCCTCCAAAGCATCCGGCAGGGCTGGGTCCCCTGCCGGATGTGAAGGGGACGAGTCGCCCACGAACGGGCAGAAAGTGAGGAGCATATGGCAACCAAGAAACAGGCCGCAGTGAACGCGGTGGAAGACATTGTGGCGGAGGAAGAGATTGAACTGAACGAAGCGCCTGCAGCGGTAAAGGTGGACCCGTGGACAAACAAGGTGAGCATGATCGTGCCGCGCAAGCCCAAGGGTGAGGACAAGCAATACTATGTTTGCGTGAATGACAGGCGCTACATGATTCCGGCCAACGGACAGATGCAGGAACTGCCGCAGCCAATTGCGGAAGTGCTGCAGGAGAGCCTGCAGGCCGAATACGCAGCGGATGACTTTGCGGATCATATTCCGAACCGCAGCGGTGAACAGCCGCAGCAGCATCCGATCTGATGATATACCGGGAGGAACCCGGCGAAGACGGGGGAATCCCCGTCTTTATTTGCATAAAGGAGGAAAAGAAATGAACCTGCAGGCAGCGCTGGACCGGGCGGACGAGATGAAACCGAATATGATGGCGCGCGAAACGAAGATTGCAGCGCTGAGCGAGATTGACGGACTGATCCACCGGGAAATTATCCTAAAGCACTGGCACACGCCGGACATGTGCGTATTCAAAGGATACGACGAGGACACGGATCCGGGTACGGAGCTGCTGGCTCCGTGGCCATATGACGAGCTTTACACCTATTGGCTGATGGCCAAGATTGATGACCAGAACCTGGAATATGACAAGTATGAAAATGACCGGGCGAAGTTTTCAGCAGCATATGACATGTTCCACGACTGGTGGAGGCGGACGCATATGCCGCTGACACACAACCGGGAACTGAGAATATAAACGGAGGAAACACAGATGGCCGTGAGATTGCCGCAGCAGATGCAGGGGAACCGGCAGACGCGGATGACCAGCACGTTCCGGGGATACAATCACCGGGAGATTATTTCTGACGGGGAAATGTACGACATGCGGAACCTGAGCGGTGACCAGTATCCCGTGCTGGCCCCGCGTAAAAAACGGGCGTGGACCAGCTTTGCCGTGGGGGGATTAAGCGACACGCTGACCGGAATCAACGGGCGGGACCAGCTGACATTTGTGCTGGGGACAAAGGTTTACTGGAATTTCACGGAAGTGACGGGCCTGACGGTGAGTGCGGCTGCCAACATGTGTCCGAAGAAGATTGTGAATTTCGGAGCCTATGTGTGCATCTATCCGGACAAGGTTTATTTCAACACCGTGAACCTGGAGGACTACGGCAGCATTGACCGGCTGTTTTCAATAAGCGGGCAGAGCGTATCCCTGACCATGTGCCGGGGGGATGGTACGGACTATGACATGAGCCAGATCACCGTATCAGCAACAGCGCCCAGCAGTCCCGCAAACGGAAAGCTCTGGATTGACCAGAGCGGCGACAACGACGTGCTGCGGCAGTGGACCAGCAGCACGGAGGAATGGGTGGAAGTTGCAAGCACGTTCGTGAAGATATCCGCAACGAACATCGGGACGGGGCTGGAGGTATACGACGCAATCACCGTGAGCGGGCTGGAAGCGCCCAGCACGGAAACAGCCCGGGTAAAAGCGCAGGTTTCCGCCCTGAACGGCAGCAAGATTGTCTATTACGGAGGGACCGGTTATATCGTCGTCGTCGGGCTGATCTGTAAGACCATCAGCGCCTGCAAAAGCGGGACAACGGTGCGGGCGGACCGGAAGGTTCCGGACCTGGACTATATCGTGGAGAGCAACAACAGGCTGTGGGGCTGCAAGTATGGCATGGTGAACGGGCAGGTGGTGAACGAGATTCACGCCAGCGCGCTGGGATCCTTCCGGAACTGGGAACGCTACCTGGGGAACAGCCAGGACAGCTACACAGCCAGCGTGGGAACGGACGGGCCTTTTACCGGCGCGGTGACGCAGAAGGGATATCCGGTATTTTTCAAGGAGAACTGCATCCATCAGGTTTTCGGGACGACGCCCAGCAGTTTTCAGATTGAAACGACGGTGTGCCGGGGAATCCAGAGCGGCAGCTGGCGCAGCGCGGTGGTGGTGAACGAGCAGGTTTACTACAAGAGCCGGACCGACGTTCTGATGTTTGACGGCAGCATGCCGGAAAGCGTGAGTGACCAGCTGGGGGATATCCTGTATTCCGACGCACGGGCAGGCGCGCTGGGGGACAAATACTATATCAGTATGAAAGACCTGAACGGAAACTGGACGCTGTTTACATACGACACGAAAAACCGGGTGTGGTACAAGGAAGACAGTTTCCGGGCGCTGGGATTCGGGAAAGTACAGGACGAGCTTTTTGCCATATGCGAAACGGATAACCTGCTGTGGAGCATGACCGGATCCGTGGGGACCATTGAAGACGACTTTGACTGGTGTGCGGTTTTCGGCATCCAGGGTATGGAATATGTGGCCGGACAGAACGGCATGGTACGGGACGACACAGCAGCCAGCCGGTATCTCAGCCGCTTTGATATCAGGATGTACGAAGAGGAAAGCACGCATATGCTGCTGGAGATTGAATACGACGACAGGGGCGAATGGGAGAAGAAAGGCGAACTGAAGCGGAACGCGCGGAGGAACTTTGTGCTGCCGGTGATCCCGAGAAGGTGCGACCATTTGCGCTTCCGGGTGCGGGGACACGGGCCGATGAGGATATACTCAATCAGCAGGATTCTGGAGGTGGGCGCGGATGGCGGAGCGTATTGAATATCCGCAGCTGCCGAGCGGGAATTATGACCAGCAGATGCGGCAGATGTACAACTATCTGTATCAGGTAGCCCAGGTGATGAACCTGAACATGGCGCAGATCGGGGCGGACGCATATACGGATGAAGAGCTGGCGCTGATGAACCTGATGAACACCGCGACCATGACCAGCGAAGAAAAGGCGCAGCAATCCATCAGCGGGATGCAGGAAGCGGTGACGCTGAAGAGCCTGATTATTAAAACAGCGCAGTTCGTGCGGACAGCGGTGGACAATTACAGGCTGGTGGTTTTCGGGGAAGAGGACGCGGAAAGCCAATACGGGAACTGGAACCGGAAAAAGGGCCTGCGGGTGGACGTGACGCCGGACGGGATCCAGCAGACCTACAGTTATGCGGAAGTTGTGCGGGACCTGAAAACCTATGAAATCAATGCAAAGAACTATATCAAGACCGGACTGCTGCGCACGGTGAACAATGTGCCGGTTTATGGTGTGGCCATCGGTAAGGATGTGGTGACGTTCTCGGAGGACGGGACGGAAACCTACAATGACGGGAACAAGGTAGCAGAACTGACGGCGGACGAGCTGTGCTTTTATCAGAACGGGAACAAGATTGCCAGTTATACCGGGTCCAAGATCACGCTGAACTCCGGAAACAGCAAGCGCATTGAGATTGACGGGGACGGAGTTTACTTTTATAAGGGCAGCACAAAGCTGGCAGAGATGACGGCAACGGCCCTGAAATTCTATTTCAACGGAACGCTGCGGACGCAGATGGACACCGACGGCGTGAAGATCACAGACGGCAGCACGAAGCTGGCGGAGCTTTTGTCCACAGCGCTGAAGTTCTATTACAACGGATCCCTGCGGACACAGATGGATTCAGACGGAATCTCTTTCCTGAAGGGCAGCACGAAGCTGGCGGAGCTGACGGACAGTTCACTGAAGTTTTACTATAACGGCACGCTGCGGACGCAGATGGATACCAACGGTGTGACGATCAGCAACGGAAACACGAAGCTGGCCGAGATGCTGACCAGCGCAATTAAACTGTATTACAACGGCACGCTGCGGACGCAGATGGATACCAATGGCGTGACGGTGAGCAACGGCAGCACAAAGCTGGCAGAACTGCTGACCAGCGCGCTGAAGTTTTACTATAACGGAACGCTCAGGGCGCAGATGGATACGGACGGGATATCCTTCTGGAACGGAAGCACGAAGCTGGTGGAACTGACGGCAAGCGCGCTGAATTTTTACCAGAGCGGGAACAAAGTTGCGGCATATACGGGGTCAAAGATCAGCTTTTACAGCGGAAATACAGAAGTAATGTATATCCAGAACGGAAAGATATATGTTACAGGTGCTTTTGATATCAATTCCACCAACTTCAAACTGGACAGCGAAACAGGAGAACTCTGGATAAAGAGTGGAGATGCATCCTGGCAATTTGATGATGACGGGCTGTGCTTTACGGATGATAACAACCATAAATACATGGTAACTTCAGATCAATTTATGAGTGCATCATCCGGATTGAAACTTTGGACAAGCTCAATAGGTGACAGTGTATCTGTTTATTCTAAAAAAAGCAGCTCAGTAAATGGGAACATTAACTTTGGCATTTCGTTTGACTCAAACAATATATCAGAAGCAAGTATTACAGCAAACGCAAATGGCGCGCGTCTGGGCGGAACGAGTGACGCATGGGATATATATTCTAATAAAGCATATCTGAGAAAGATAATGGCCAATTATGTGCAGAACCTGATTCTGGCCGTCGGGGATAATGCAACAAGAGCAGATGAAGCTAACACGAAGGCAGTGATTATTAAACCGATATCGGGAATTGGTCACGGGCTGGAGATTGTTGGAACAGATGATCTGTCATCCGGGAATACAGATTATAAACACTTGACGGTTGATTGTATTCAAAAGGGTGGAAGGGATCCTGTCCAATATCCAAACA